ATGTCGCGCAGGTTGCCGCGCACGTCCTCCACGTCGTCGCCCTGCTGCCATAGCCCGTTCGCGGTACCCCACACGGCAGCGCGGTTGTTGGCCGTGCCCGCGATCAAGTTGGCACCGGCTGCGACCGTGCGAGACACCATGATCCAGTTGCCAGCGCCGAGCGAACGGAAGGTCAGCACGTCATTGACTGCCGTCGTGATGTTCGCCCCGCCCGGCAGGACAAGTGCCGCCGAGTGCGTGAGCGTGCAGACGCCGGCAAAGCGCAGTTCGCGCAGGAAACCGGCAGGGGCGACGCCCAGACTGTTGATCGTTGCCGTGCCGGTCACGCGCACCGATTCGGCGTCGAACGTGTTCAGGTCGGTCGTGCCGGCTGCGGCAACGTCAGGAGCCAGCGCCCAGAAGTTACGGATGGTCGATTGGATCGCCCGCAAGTATTCGTCTAGGCTTGTTCCGACCGCCTCCGATCCTGGGGGTGAGTTGGACGACGCGACCGTGAACATGTCGCGGATAGATGACGGAACGGGCATTGAGAGGGCTCCCGTGAGCGTGAAACGTGGAATCGCCTACGCCGCCGCCATTGCTGGCGGAGCGTTCATCGGTCTGGTCTGGGGTGGCCCGTACTTCGGGCCGGAGGTGCGCGCGCTGATTGGCGCTGGTTTCGGCTATGTGGCCGTCAGCGTTTGGATGGCTTCGGTTGATCGATTGCAGCGTGAAGCCGAGGCGCGAAACCGCGCGCTGGCGCAGTTCGAGCGAGACTTCCCGCGATGACGAACGAAACCGCCATCGCGACAGTTCTTGCGCCCCTAGTCGGCGGCGCTTTCTGGTGGCTTGTGACGAGGCCTGGCGCTGCGTTGAGCCGCGCGCTCTATCGCCGCCTGCCGGACGGTAGGCTGCGACGGCTCTTGCTGTGGGAGGGTGTCAAAGGCCGTTCAATCGCCGCACTTCCTCAAGGGTCAGCCGGCGACCGTTCGCTGCGCCGGTAGGAAGCTGCTCGTCACGGGAGCGCGCGTTACCCATGGCGGCAGGAACCGTGCGCGCAGCAGATGCAGCACGCGCCGCACCCTGTAGCGGGGCGCTTGCGCCGCGAGTCAGGGCCGGATTCCGCAGCACGCCAAGCGCGGCACGGTTGCCCGCGAGAAGCCCCCCAAGGACCACGGCGGTTTCAGGGCTGATCAGCCCGGTCTGAGGCAGCCCAAGCAATCCGCCCACAACGCCGGCATTCACCAGAAGCCGGTCGGCGGTTCCCGAGTCGGGCGCTTCACGCAAGAATCGCTGGCCCACGCGCGCAAGCTCTCCAATCTCGCCGCCCGCACCGGAAGCCATACGAACCTTGCCGGCATTGTCTGCGGCGGCCCTGCCCATCAGTGCAGCAGGCGAAATGTCGCCCGTTGCGGACTTCTTGACGAGCGGCTCCACGGTCTTGAGGTTTGCGTACTGCTGGCGAGCAGCCCGCCAAGCGCCCTCGTCGGCAGCCGAGATCGAGTCGTCCATGGCCGACCGCACGGCATCACGAATGTTGCCGAGGTAGAAGGCATTTTCGCCACCCGCCTTCATCGCCTTTCCGATCTTCTCGTTGAACGACTGGTAGGCGCGGCCCGGAATCACGCCGTCCTGAGCCTTCGACAGAAGGTCATCGACCCAATTCGACACCGCTGGGCCGGTGTTCCCGAGACTGAGCCGCGCAGCGTCGTCCTTGATTGCAGCAAGTTGGGCAGAAAGCTGCGGCGTGACCTGTAGGGCGTTCTGTTCGGCGAGGCGGTTGAACTCTGCGCCAATTCGGCCCTTCGCGGCCCGGAAGGTGTCTGCGGTGATCTTGTCGTCCGAAGCGCCAAACGTCGCGCCAACGGCGCGGCTGAAGGCAGCCTGATTCGCGTCGTTCACGGCCCGGGCGCCGGAGAACGGAAGGCGCTCCATCTGGCTCAAAACCGTTCGGGCCATCGGGTTCTCAGTGAGTCGGCCAGCGCCAAGGCGCAGCCCAATGTCGTCAGCCTTCGACAGCAGCCCGCGCGTCACGTCGTCCATGCGGACACCCTGTGCGATTCGTCCAACGCCAGCAGCAAGGCCCTGGCCGGCAGCGCCAAGAAGGCCGCCGATTGCGGCGTTTTCCACTCGTGTCTCGTCTCCGACCGTGCCCTGAGCAGCAGCAAAGCCAGCGCCGCGAGCCGCCGCGTTGACGTAGGGCGCGGCCTTGCCAAGAAGGCCGGCGACACGTCCGCCACTTCCAAGCGGGATGGCCATCTGCGCCGCCTGGCCGCCGATGTTTCCGGCCAATCCCCAGCCGGATCGCATCAACGCCTCGTCGATCGCCCGCGCGTCCGCGACCTCAGACTCATCAACCATACCAAGAAGCTGACCGATACCGCGCCCCGTGTCCGCAAGCGATTTGCCAGCGCCTGCCGCAAATCGCTCCCAAGCCGGCATTTCGGCTACAACGAGGTCTTGCAAGCGCGCACGGTGGGCCGCGGCTGATTCACGGTCGCCAGCCCGTTCGGCAGCGGCAGCGGCATCCATAGCCTCCATCTGCGTCTTGACCGTGGACGGATCAACCGGCGTGTAGGGCGCAGGCTGCGGTCGCTGCACTTGGCTCAAGCGCACGCGATCGCCGCCGCCAGAAAGCTCAGAGAGGCGGGGCATCAGCGAATCTCCTCAAGCTCAGGGTCTGCCGGATCGCCGCCGACGACGCGATAGCGCTTGCCGCCTAGCGTGATTACTTCGCCCACCTGATAGGCCTTACCCGTGCCGCCGCCTTCTGCCGGCGCATCGGGCCGCTGGTTCATCGCTGCGTCGAACTCGTCGCCAAGGATGTTCCGGTAGGCGTTTTCGAGGTCGGCATAGAAGGCCTCAAGCTCGGCAACGTCGCGGATGTTGACGCCCTCGTCCTTGGAAATATGCGGGAACTGAAGGTTGGCGATGCGTGCCTCAAGGTCAGACTGCGAGCCGATGCCGGGAACTCGGGTCAGTGCCAGCAGTGGGTTCTGGATTCCGCCGACCGCCGATTCAAGCTCCTGCCCTTCCTCCGTTCGTGCGTTGATGAACTGATCAAGAAAGCCCGTCCCGAAAAAGCGGTTGTCGGAGAGGTCGCCCACTGCAGCCTTGATGCGCTTGATCCGACGACGAACAGCCGCGAGCTGTGGAGCAAGGCGCGCAGCCGCCATTCTTTCCTTGATCTCGTTCGCGGAAGGCTGACCGGGGCGCGGTGCGAGGCCGCCAGACGCAGCAGGCGAGGCGCTGGGCGAAGCTGCACCACCCCCAGTACCTCCGCCACCCCCGGCAGACGATCCACCGCCTCCGCCTGATCCGCGCATCCAGCGCGGGGCGCGGGCGACTTCCTGCCACTGGCCGGTCGCCGGATCGAACTCCTGCGTGATGTTGTAGCCGCCGTCGAGCAACTTGCGACTATCGCGTGGCGTCAGCGGCTTCGGCGCATTCGCCGCCTCGATCTGCTGCCGCAGGCGCATGGCCTCGAACGGGTCGATCTGCGCGGCGGTGGCGAAGCCCTGCTCATTGAGGGTGCCGTCCGGGTTCAGGATGCCCCGGAAGGCATTCTCCCGCGCCGTGTTGGCCTCCATCTGCGCCCGCGTGCGGCTCATCACGTCATTGCGGTAGCGGTCGTTCACCAGCGCATCCGCGCCGCCCTGCACGCCCTGCACGCCCGCCAGCAGGCCTCGGGCCACGCCCTGCATGCCGTTGGACGGCGTGGCAAGCATCGTCAGGCCGGCCTGCAACAGCCCCTGCTGCCCGAGCGCGCGCCGGTCATCCTCATCAAGCGCGTACGGGCCGCTGCTCTGGCCGCGCGTCAGGCGGCCAACGAAACGATCCAAAAGTCCCATGGTCGGCCTCAGTAGGTGGGGTTGGAGCGGCGCATGGCGAGCAGGCGCGGGTCAGTCCAGCCGCCGCCACCCATGCCCTCGACACCCATCGGCAGGCGCTGCGGAACCTGGAAAGCTCCGCCCATGCCGCCACGGGGCACGAACTGGCGCGGGTCGATCTGCTGACGCTGGATCAACTGGATGCCCTGCGCGAAGCCCTGATTCAGCCGTCGCTGCTTCATCCCCTGCGCGGCCATCTGCCCCAGCGCAGGGTCCAGCCCCATCATCTGCGCGCCCATTCCGGCCATCGCCTGCTGAAACTGCGGACGCTGAATGCCTTGGCGTAAGCGGGCCATCATCCCGCCGCCGATCTGTTCGCCGCCGCCGATGCCGCCCATGCGGCCCCTCAAGAAGTTGAACACGCGATGCGCTCCCGGAGTACGTCAAGCGGACGCTCGACGGTGAATGTGGTACCGGCAGGGCAAAGCGCCCGCGCGGCGGTGTGTGTGGCCGCCAAGAAGGCCGGCGAAGTGGCGATAGACACGAGAACTGCGGCGTCCTTGCGCCGCCCCACGACGACGAGCGGGCAGCCGGAGGCTGTCGCCGCCTCTTTCGGCAGGGGGAAGCCCAGCAGGTCGCCCAACTCCACGTCGGCAACCAGCGCGGAGAACGCTTGCGCCTTTTCGCCGTTGGTCGTCACTAGCATTCCTTCGTGCCGGCGAACGATGAACACCCCCGGCGCATCGCACGCCGCGAGCAGGCCGTCCGCGCCCTTGGTGCCGCTCTCGATGTAGACCGCATCGCGCGCCGTCGTGCCGGCGAGCATCACGTCGAGCTGTGCCGCGAGGTCGCGCAGCGGCTCGGGGACCGAGGGGACGATCAAATGCCAAGGCCCAGCAGGGCCATGCCGCCACCAAGAATCTGCTGGCCGCGGCTCTGGTAGTTCGGATTCGCGCCTGTGCTGGTGCTGTTCTGGTAGTTCGGAGCGACCTGGCCCAGCGCGTTGCCGTAGATGCCGAGGCGCTGCGTGTCCCAATCGCGCTGGTCAAGGAACTGGCCGTACTGCGCAGCCAGAAGCTGCTGGAGGTAGTCGCGCTCCTCCGCGCCCATGGCGTTGAGCGCCTGAATGTCGCGGGTGCCGGTATCCTCGAAGCCCGGCAGCAGGCCGAGCGCCTGGAGCCGTTGGCTGTCGCCGAACTGGCGCGCGTCCATCTCGTTGCGGATGCCCTGCCCCGCCAAGTCGGCGTTTCTGGCCAAGTCGGCCTGTCGCAGACTTGCGCCAAACTCGTTGGAGCGCTGGAACAGGCTGGCATCACGCCCGATGGCGTCGTTTTCCAGGTTGGCGGACAGCTCAATACCGCGCTGCGACAGGTCGGCATTGCGGCCAAGGTCGGCAAGGCGCGTGCCGGTGATCCGCTCGGCTTCCGACTCGGCGAGCTGGCGACGGGCGTTGAAGTCGTCCGAGCGCAGCCCCGAAGCCGTGCGGCCCAGCTCCTGCGCCAGAGCGCGTTGGCTCTCCTGCATCGCCTGCAGGTGCGCCGATCCGCCGAAAGCCCCGGCCTGCGCGAACTGTGCAAGCTGTGCCGGTGCCTGCTGGAGGTTGAAAGCCCGCGTCACGTCCGCCGTCGTGTTGTCGATTACCGACTGGAGGAACGGGTTGTTCTCGTCCAAGAAGCGGTTGCGGGCTACCTCAGTCTCGCGGCCGATGAACGGGTTGCTGCCGACACTGGCGCGCTGACCCAACATCGGGTTCGCGCCGTTGAAACTCGTCGTCTGGCCCAAGAACTCGTTGCGGCCCGGCGCGGTGTATCCGCCGCCCTCAATGATCCGATTCAGCGCCGTCTGTCCCTGCCGGAACTGCTGCGATCCGCCCGACGCGATCCGGTCGCGCAGCATCTGCCGAGCTGCCGTTTGGTCGCCCGTCAGGCCCTGCACAAGCTGACCGGTGTAGGGAGTAAAGGGCTGGTTGCTCAGGGCGTTCGCGCGGCTCAAAAAGTCCTGCTGCTGTGCCTGAAGCCAAGCCGGGGGCGCGGTGCTGCTGGTCTGCGTGACCGTGCGGGGTGAACGGCTCATTCGACCGGAACCTCATAGGTGATCGATTGGATGGCGTAGCGCTTCGACCAACCCTTGCGGGTCGATCCGAAGCGGATGGATGTGCAGCCCGACTCGCGGGCGATGCGCTTGAGTTGGTCGATGGCGGCATCCACGACGCTTTCGCCTTCGCTGTAGCCAGCCCACAGATGGAGGGTTCGGTTGCCGCTGAACGGCTCGACATCAATGGCCGTCACCACTAAGGCGTCGTCGCCTGCCGTGAACAACTGCGCCGCGCCGGTTTTCAGCGCGTGGTAAACGTCCTCCGGCCACCACGGCTCGGGCGAGGCCTCTTGCACCTTCGCCAGCCCATCGCGCACGCGCGGCCACACCGACCGAAGCTGTTCGGGCGGGATGTAGCGGAGTTCCATCGCTCAAGTCCCCGTCAGAAAGCGGCAGGCCACCCAAGCGCCGGGCGACCCAGAGGCCACGCACTGCCACCCGTGGACGACAAACTGGCTGCCGGGCGGTCCCATGACGCTCGGCGCGCTGTTGCGTACAAAGTCCCCGCGCTGTGCCGAGCCGGCCGTCGGCGGGCCGGTCATCGCGCTGTAAAAGGCGTCAATTCGGCCATCGGTCGTGCGGTTGATCTGCTCCGCGTACTCCCGCAGCAGAGCAGAAAGCGCGCGCACCAAGTCGGCCTGCGAGCCAGTGGCCGGCAGGCGGGGGTCATCGGCGAGACGGGTCATTCCAGCGTGTCCTGCTGCACGTCGAAGTCGGCGGCACTGATCGTCACCGGGCCGGTGAAGTCCAGACGTACCGAGTGCCACTGCGCCGAGCGCCGGAAGTCGAAACGTCCGCGCGACTCCAGCGCCGTCGCGTCCTGCGTGCGGAGATCGCGCAGGCTGGCGCGGTAGAAGTTGGTTGCCTGCGCAGTCAGCGGACGGCGCAAGTATCGCGGGGTGATGCGTGCGAGATGGCTGAAGGCCGTGTCGTCGCCAACGTCGTGCGTGATCAGGTACGAAGCGCCCGGCGTGCCGCTCAGTGTGTAGAGGCGATTGTCAGGCCGGAACACTGCAGGCGCAGGCGCACCCGACAGCCAGAACGGCGAGTCGTACGTGACTGCCGGCAGGTCGTCGTAGGTCGCAAACCGGCTGCCGAGGTTGTCGTAGGTGATGGCCGCAGCGTCGTACTGCAACACCGCCGAGACCGGCATGCTGAACTTGCCCCACTGCTGCGTGCGGATGTTGTAGACTACGCAGGCGTTCAGCGTCGTGCTGGTGCCTTGGTGGAAGAACCAGTAGATATGATCGCGGGCCAAGTCAGCCAGCCCGACGATTTCCAACCGGAACGGGCCGTTCAAGTTGTCGAAGAACCATTCGCGGATCGGTGCGCCAATCGAGCGCGGCACCGTGCCGTCGAACACATAGAAGTCGTCTTGGCCGACGAAATAGTGCAGCGTGTCGGCGACGACGACGGCCTCATGCCCAGCGCAGCCGACGTTGCCCGGCACTCGCGTCCACGCCCACACGACCGGCGGGCCGACGTAGCGCCCGATGTGCATGCTGTTCGCCTTGTAGGCGATGCAGTCATTGCCCAGCGCCCGCAAGCCCCGGATGCTGCCCGGCGTGTCTACTAGCCTACCAGTGGCGCACTGCGTAGTCACGTTGGGCGTCCAATCGGCCTGATTGAACAGCGCCGAACACCACCAGCGCTCGGGGTTGTCCCCGTTCACGCCGTCGTTCGTGTTGGCGGCCATGACGAAGCCGGCCACCGATTCGATGATCGCCGCCTGCGGAGCGCCCGCAATCGGCGCGAACGCTGCTGCCGGTGCCGCCTGCTGAATCGGCTGGGACTTGTTGGTCGCCAGCGTGTTGTTGCCAAAGGTGGCAAAGCGCCAGCGGTTGTTACTGGTGTAGCCGCCCGCTGCGCTTCGATCCGTCCACGTCGAGCCGATGGCCTCATCGATCCGCGTCGGCTGACCGGCAAAAATACGGCGAGAGCCGTCAAGGAGCTGCGCCACGAAGGCGACAGAGGGCGTGCTGGTCAGGGCCGGCAGCCCGGCATTTTGCGAGCCAAGCGCCGCCGTCAACCCCTTGGAGGTCGGCACAAGGCCGTCCAAGTCCACCACGGCGCCATCGGCGGTGGGATCGAGGTCGGGGGAGAATCCGGTCAGCGCGCGTAACATCAGGGCACCCGGAAATCAGGGCGAATGCGCTTACCAGAACCAGCGCGGGCGCGGCGGTTGGCTTCTTCGAGTGCGCCGATGGCGGCGTCATAGCCGGCCTGCCACGTCGCGATGCGCGAATCAGCTTTCAGGTACGGCGCAGCCTCAAGAAGCGACGCGTAAAGGTAGGCGTCCGGCGCTTCTTCGACCGCGAAGTTTGGCCCCAGCGTGATGCTTGGCAGGCGGCGGAAGTAATCAAGCGTGTATGGGCTGCTGCCGCCGGCCACGACGCGCAGCGTCAGCCCGTCGATCCAGTAGCCCGCCGGATAGCTTGCGACCGTCTCCTGTTGCGTGCTGTCCAGAGGCTTCAGGACGAGGTTTCCAGCACCCCACGGCACAGACAGCGACCGGATGGCGGCGTAGTCGCTCGGAAGCGCCACAGCGCCCGCTGAGAGCGCCCCCGTGGCCGTTGCCATCAGCCGGCGATGCTCCATCCGCTGAAGGTCGCGACCGAGACGAATCTCAGCAAGCTGAATCAGGCCCGGCGCTGCCGGTGCCAAATCGGCGCGGGCCAGCCATTGCCCGATGCTGGCCTGGAGGCTGGCGTAGTCGGTGATCACGCGCGGCCCACCGAGTGGATGCGGCCTGCATCACCGCCGCCGACGCGTTCTTCCGTCGTGCGGAAGTGTGCCAATGCCGGGTCGTTCATCATGTTCGTGGCATGCACCGGGTTGCCCATGAACTCGGCAAAGGTGATCCCACGGTCATTGCAATACTTCTCGACCAAGAAAGCCGGCACTTCCATCATCAGGCCCGCGCCGTCCTTGTCGCGACGGTAGCCGCTGTTGCGGATCGCGGTCGCATGGTCGGCGACGTAGCGAAGGTCATCGATATTGGCCTCGGCCACGTCGATGATCTGCGTCTGGAAGTCGTCCATCAGCATTTGGCGCTTGATGGTCATGAGAACTCCAAAAAAAAAACGGCCCCCGAAGGGGCCGTCCAAAGGCCTGGCCGATGGCTTAGGCGGTCAGGTCGCGCACTGCGCCGAGCGTCGATTCCTGCTCGACGATCAGGGTGACTTCAGTGCGAATCTGCCAGTTCTTCGCATCGCCGATGGTCGCCATCTGCTCCGACTCGAACGGACGAAGCTGGCCCAGCGACACCTTGTCGCTGTCCACCACGTACAGCGTGTTGATCAAGCCCGCGCCCGCGCCAGCCATGACGCGGTTAGGGATGATCTTCGTAACGCCGAACTCGTGGCCGTAGAACTGGAACGAGGTCTGGAGCGTGTTGCGCTGCGTGGCGTTCACCTCATTGAAGCGGGTGACGTTGCCGGGGAAAGTGGAGATGATCACGCGATGGTTGGGCGAGCAGAGAATCGCCTCCGTCTCGCCGCCGTTCTGGTACACCGCAGTGATGACCGTCTTGACCAGCGGCTCCGTCAGCGCGCGGTTGGTGCCAGCGGTCGGCGCGGTGTTGGTCACCGGGTTGGGAGCGACGCCGCCGACGCCCAGGCTGTTGTTCGTCTGGATGAAGCCGAACAGGCCGCGCATACGGCCAGCAGTCGCGCCGTTTCGGGTCACCGCCGTGGCGTTGCCGATGGCGGCGGCCTCGATATCACGCTTCAGCTCGACCATCTTCTTGGTCTTGAGGCGGTCGAGTTCGGACTTGCGCCCGTACTTGCCAACCTTCTCGGCGGTGTTGGACACCGACATCGTGTCCGAGATAATCTGATGGCGGTTGCTGAACTGCGTGGGCTGCACCTGCACGGCGTAGCTCACGTCTGCACCTTCGATGGCGGCATTCGCCGGATCGGGCGCGCGATACGTTTCGGCGGTCCACTCGGTGAACTCCGAAGTGGTCGCCTTGCGACCGATCATCGAAACCAGCGGAGCGTCGGTCGGGCGGAAGTTGAAAATCTGGTCGATCACGCCCTCTTTCAGGCGAACGACCGAGTTGGTCAGCAGGGAATTGGCGGGCATATCAGTGTCCTTAGCTGTTCGCGCTCACGAGAGCGGCGAGAGCGTCAATGGAGTTGGGATTCGAGCGCAGGCGTTCGCGCGCGACCTTCTGCCGCACGGCCTGCTGATTGGTGGGGTTGGCCGCACCGGGGCGGATTTGCGCCGCCGGAGGCGTTGCAGGGGCCTTCTGGCCCTTCGCGGCCTGCAACTTGTCGAACAACATGGCCTTGCGAGCGATGGCGACTGCGCGGGCGTCATAAAGCTCGCTGATCTCGGTCTCGGCATAGCCGGTCGAGCGAAGGTAAGCGGCAAGCTCTCGGGATTCGGCTTCGCGGCGCTTCGGATCGCGCCACTGCGGAATCTTGTCGGGGAGCGCCTTCTCCTGTTCACGCGCGTATTCGGCCAATTCGCGCGCCTGCTGCTGCTGGGCCTGCTCAGAAAGCGCCTGACGCTGCTGAAGGTCGGCCTGAATGCTGCTGCGGAGGTTGTCGATGTGCTCCTTGGCCTTCAGGTAGGCCTTCGGATCACTTTCGAGCAACTGATTGAGTCGGTTCTGATCGATGCCGACAAGCTCCTGGTATCGGCGAGCAATCAGCACGTCGAGCACGTTGACGCGTTCTTCGCGTTCGGCTGCGATGCGCTGACGCTCGGCCTCGACCGCGCGCTTGGCTTCGGCGACTTCTTGGGTCTTGCGGGTGTAGTCGGCGTGGCGCTGGTAGCCAGCGATCACCTCATCCTCGTCAAGCTCCTGGTCGCCAACCTTGATCTTGCGCTTGCCGGTTGGCTTGTCGTCGGTATCGTCGTCCGCTTTTTCCTCGCCTACCTCGTCGGTGTCGAGTTCCTCGCCTTCGACTTCTTCTTCGCCGTCGTCTCCGATGGCTTCGGCAATGCTGTCGATGCTGAGTTCTTCCGCGCCGAATTCGGCGTTCTCGGAAGGGCTGGTGTCGAGCTGGTCAGGGCCTTGGCTCACAGGGGAAGCTCCAGAAACGCGAAAACCCCGCACTTGGCGGGGCTCTCAGTGGTTCCGATGGTTTGGGTTACAGCGTCAGCCGGCGTCCATCGGAAAGCCGGACGGCAAACTCAAGCCCGCGCACAACAGGCGCGGAGTAAGCGTTGGTCACGTACAGGTTGGGTGCATCATCGCCGGGGTACTCCACCAGCGTGATCACACCATCGGTGTCCTTCAATCGGCCAGCCGCGACCGGCCAGTCGCGCGCTTGATCAGCGATTGCTTCGCCAGCTTGCCGGTGTTCACCACCGACTCGATCTGCAACCGGAGCCGCTGGTTCAGCAGCAGCATCATGTGGAGCTTGTGCAGCCCTTCGCCATCCCTTAGGGGGCATTTCTTGATCTCCTCGATGCACTGGTGCTCTATGGTCTCGAACGCCTCAATGAGCAGCGGGTCGGAAAGCAGCCGCTGAGCGTCCTCGCCCCTGCGGGCGCGCTCTTCTTCAGTCACTTACAGCCTCCAAAGATGGGCGAGCGCTAGAACCAGCACTTCCTCGTCGTCTCGTTCCTGCGCCTGCCGGCGTAGCTCGGCCTCGCGCAAGGCCTCGATCTGCTCGCGCTCGAAGCGCGCATCCTGCTGACGCTCGACAAGCGCAAGCCGGGCGATGATCTCGGCGTAACTCGCCGTCCGAAGGCTCGGCAGGACGACCGGATCGCCGAGGTAAGTGACCGTTACCGAATCGCCCGACTTGGCCGCCTCGCGTGCCGCCGTCGTGGCCGCCTGCGCGGTCTTGTAGCGCTTGGGCTTGCGCCCCTTGCGCCGCACCTCGAAGGGCTTGAACGTCCACACATCGCGGAGGTTCGAGCCGCGGCCCGCGGGCTGCGGCCAGATCGGATCAGCCCCGACCACAACGCCGGTCGAGTCCAGAACCGCGTCGCCGAGTGTGGCCGTGACGCTGCCCGTTACCGGCACGGAGGCCTGCGCCGTGCCCGAAGCCGTTAACGTGGCAGCACCAAGCGTTCCGGCCAGCGCGCCCGTGACCCGCGTGCCGCCAGCGACAGACGCAAGAGCCTGCGCCAGCGTGCCCGTGAGCGTGCCGGCGATGTGCGTCCGTGCGGCGCCCGTCGCCGTTGCCGGTGCCAGCGTGGCCGCCAGGCTGCCTGTGATCCCTGCTGCGCCACCCGCGGCCTCTCCGGCGGCAGTGAGCGATGCATCGGCCAGCGTGGCCGTCAAAGCGCCGGAGATTGCGCCCTGTTCAGCGCCGAAGAACTCGGCGCGCAGCAGCGTGGGGCCGGCCTGCGCGCCCTGCCACGCATCCGAGCCGCCACGCG